GTTGACTTCTCGCAACTCACGCAGCAGCTGCTTGAGTCGATCGGCGCGGTAGCCACGAACGTGGCCCCTAGAGTTGCGCAGATCGGCAAGGGAATCGTCGAGGCGTTCCCGGTTGTGCTGTCTGGCCTTGGCCCAGTCCTTGGCCCAGTGATCTCGGAAGCGCTCGCGACCGCTTGGAACATCGCCGTAGGGGCCTTGGCCGAGCTTGGCATACAGCTGCCGACAGTCGACGCTTCCCAGATAACGGGGGCGTTCCAGGCGATCGCCGACGCTGCGGCATCCGTCGTAGGCACGTGCAAGTCCGCTTTCGGGAAGCTTGGCGAGCAGATACCGGGCATCTGGGACACCATCGTCTCGACTATTAGCGGAGCCGTGACGACGACCATCTCGGCGGTGTCGCCGTTCGTGACGTACTTCGCATCGCAGATGCTGCCCGCCATCGCGTCATTCGCATCTGGCGCAATCGGCGCGTTCAGCGCCGTGCGGCCTGTTATAGAGCAGCTTGGCTCGACGCTGCTGAACGTCGGCCAGGCCATCCTGCCCGTGCTGCACAACGCCTTCGCGATGATCGTCCCGATCATTTCGCAGGTCATCGGCGTCGCCATGCAGCTTTTCGCTGCGGTAAGCCCGCTCGTGTCGCAGGTAGGCGCTGCGCTCATGCCGGCAATCACGTCTATCGGCACGGCGCTCGCAAACCTCGCCAACGCCGTGCTGCCGATATTGGCTAGCGGCATGCAGATAGTTCTCTCCGTGGTTCAGATGCTCATACCGGCAATCCAGACCGTGCTGTCTGTAGTTGGTTCAATCGTGTCCGTCGTGATAACGGTGGCAAGCCAGGTGATCTCGGTCGTGGTAAACGCCGCATCCGTCGTAGCCTCGGCCATTGGCCTCGTCATGTCGGTCGTGAGCGGCCTCGTCTCCTCGATCGCCGGGTACTTCTCGACCATGGTGTCGACGATGGCGAACGCGGCGCAGCAGGTGTACGCGGCAGTGACGGGTGCCTTCTCGGCGCTCGTCGGCGCTGTGTCTGGCCATATCGGGAGCCTCATGAACACCATTTCCAGCATCCCTGGCCAGGTAATGGGCTTCTTCGCAGGCGCTGGGTCGTGGCTCGTCGATTCCGGTCGCGCGTTGATCAACGGCTTCACGCGGGGCATCCAGAACGCAATCGGCGGCGCCCTTTCCGCCGTGTCCGGCGCCGTCTCGCAGATCCGCTCGTTCTTCCCGTTCTCGCCCGCAAAGCGCGGCCCATTCAGCGGCCACGGTTATACAACCTACTCGGGCAAGGCGCTCATGGAGGGATGGGCCGAGGGCATCGGCAGCGGCACGGGGGCGGTCAACTCCGCCATCACGTCGGCTCTAGCCTCCGCGAGCTCGCTTATCGGCTCGGGCATCACGGTCGCTCCGTCGGTTGCCGTTGCCGGGGCAGGCGCCGCCGGCGCGACCTACAACGTCACGGTCAACGGGGGAAGCTTAAACGCAGACCAGCGGATCATGCAGGCGGTTGACGTTCTGGTCTCCGCAGCCAAGCGGTCCGCAGGGTCGGGAAGGTAGCCAATGGGAACCTATACAAGGGAGATTCAGATCGCGGGGCGCAACCGCTGGTATTGCGGCTATATCTCCGTTGACGGCGTGAGCACGGTCAACGACACCACCTCGCGCATAACAATCACCGCCGCGATCGACGACAAGTATGCGGCACAGTACGGCACGCACTACGACGTGATCGTGAACGGCACCACCTACAGGTCGCGCGACGTGCTGCTCAACAACTACGGGAATTGGGCCACGCGCGACGCCGTGACCTTCACCGTGGACGTCGGGCGCGGGGCCAGCGGCTGGAACTGCTCCGTGCAGATCCACGTCTACGGCAAGACATACAACAACTACTACGGCAGCGCCGGCGGAGACGCCTGGGCAACGGAGTACGCTTGGATTCCCCAGCGCGGATACTCGCAACCGCATCCTCCCAAGAACCCGAAGCTGGCCCGCGTTTCCGACACATCCCACAAGATTGCGTGGGACGTCGACTACACGGGCATGGACGGCGCGTACCCCTGGGCTGGCGTGTACGTAGACCGCCGCGCCGACGACGGCCCATGGGTAAACATCGCCGACGTCTCGTGGGACGTGACCAACTACACCGACAACTCGACGACCGCAGGCCACAAGTACGAGTACCGCCTTTGCGCCCACGGCCCTGGCGGCAACTCAACACACGTATCGTGCGGAACCGCCTACACCACGCCCTCCGCGCCATCGCGCGTGGAGGCCGTTAAGGCAGGCGCCACCGAAGTAACGCTTCGCGTCTACGGTGCTTGGGCATATGCAGCCGCATGGGATATCCAGCGCTCGACGGACGGCGGCAGCACATGGTCGTCCATAACGGCTAGCACCGAGGGTGAAGACCCCGCTTGGCTCGACCTGCACGACAAGGCCGCTCCTGCGGGAACGGCCGTATACAGGGTCAGGGCGAAGCGTGGCAACCTCATGTCCGCATGGGTCAAGTCGAACTCCGTCACGACGATCACGCCGCCCCTCGCACCGAAGGTGACCGCCGATTCCGTTGTTCCTACCGGGACGGCTGTCACCGTCTCATGGGTTCCGAACCATCAGGACGGCTCGGCGCAGAGCGCTGCACAGGTGGAGTTCAGCGGAAGAGAGACGATCACCGAATCGTATACGACGGCCAAGAGCGCATCCGTTTCGCTTGCCAAGGGAAGCTGGAAGGTACGCGTGCGCACCAAGGGCCTGCACGCCGATTGGGGCGCATGGTCTGGCTATGTAGCCGTCGTTGTCGCGGACTACCCGCAGTGCTGGGTCGCGTCTCCCGCGACTGACGGCATCCTAATCGACCGGGTGCCGCTCACCGTGCAGGTTGCCGCAACCGACGAGACGGGCATCGCCCAGGCCACGCTCTCCCTTGCCGAGGTCGGCGGCGCAGTCATCGCAACCGCAGACGTGACGAGCCTCAATCCCGCGCAGTTCGGCAGCTACGCGACCATCAGAAACGGAATCGACTATCTGCTCACGCTCACGGTCAAGGGCGGTTCGGGACTGTCAAAAACCGCCACACGCCGCTTCAAGACCCACTGGGCTGAGCCTGCCGCCCCTGATGTCTCGCTGTCGTACGACGACGCTTTGGCGTGCCACGTGCGGGTAAGGAACGGCCTCTCGTCGTACGAGATCGAGCAGACGACGCTTGTAGGCCCCATGGCGGTCGACGAGGTGAGCAACGAGCTTTCCATGCTCGGTACCATCACGGTAGACGGAAACGCCCTCGTTCTCGGCAACGCCTCGCGATGCTCCTCCTTCACGGTGGAACGCGTGTCGTACGGCGGCGATGCAGTCATATCCTCCGACATACTCGACTCGCAGGAGACGATCGACCGCATCCCGCCGCTCAACACCGACTACGAGTACAAGGTAACCGGCTATGCCGACAACGGCACGTCCTCGCAAGTCACGGCAGGCGCGAACGTTTTCGCGCATGGGATGGCCCTCAACTTCGGCCAAGACGCATCTGTGGTGCTCGTGCTCGACTACAACGGCGACTACTCGACAAGCTCCAAGCGAGCGGTTGAGACATACCACTTCGCCGATGGCGGCGAGAACGGCGACCTCCCTATGTCGTACATGCTCGACGAGATTGACAAGAAGACCTCGCTCTCGTGGGAAATGAAGCGTGACGGCCACGATGCCTACCTGCGCATCATGGACGAGCAGTGGAAGGGCTGGTGGCGTGGCCACGCGGGTGAGCGTGCCTACGGCCCGATGGACTTCGACATGTCGGTGAAGGCCGCCGGCATCTGGAAGGGGTCGGCAAATGTAACGCACAACGTTTTCGAGGAGCCTATAAATGGCTGATTGGGGCAAGCCGTTCTCCACCTCGTTCCGCTTCATGCGCGTCGACCGCGCGAGCGGCAACGAGGTGGAGAGGATCATGAACATAAAGAACGGCGGGTGCATAGAGCGCAACCAGGACAAGGACTACACGACCGGGCAAATCGACTACTCGGGGGTTCTCGATCTCGGGGCAGACCTTCTGCGCGTGTACCTCGATGCCGACTTCGGCGGGCCGTCCGTCGGTGAGGCGCTTGGCACCTTCGTAGTGTCGGCGCCGAAGAGGACTCGGCGCGGCGTCAACTCGACCGGCACGGCAGACCTGTCTGGCAGGCTGTCTGAGGTCGCTGAGGACGAATTCGATGCCCCATTCACGGTGGCGGCTGGAACCGTGGTTGTCCCCTACGTCGTAAAGCTGCTCAAGGCAGCTGGCTTCGCTGACGTGATCGCCGACGGCTCCGACTACAAGCTAGCGCAGGATTGGACGCTCGGAATCGATTCGGGCGACATGAGGCTGTCGAAGCGCCTGGCGGCGTGCAACGCGCTGCTCGACGTGGCGGGCTTCCGAGCCGTCGACGAGGATGCCTACGGCAGGCCAGTGCTGCGCAGGTACAGGGAGCCGCAGGACAGGCCAGTTTCCATGACGCTTCGCGAGGGCGCGGGCGCTCGCTTCATCAACGAGGTAGTCGACGAGCTCGACCGTTCTGGCGTCGCCAACGTGGTGCACTGCGACTACGAAACGCAGGACGCCTTCTACCGTGGCACGGCCATCGACTCAGACCCGAACAGCCCTTACTCCACGGCTTCGCGCGGTTGGCGCAAGACGGCCACATACGGCTACAGCGACCTGCCTGAGGGGTCTACCGATGCCGAGAGGCAGAGGAACGCCGACGCCAAGGCTAACGAGATGCTGCGAACGCAGCAGAGCGCTATCCGCAGAGTAACAGTCAAGCGGACGTACGCGCCTATCTCGTGCGGCGATGCCGTGATGGTCGATTGGACAAGCGCCGGCATCAGCGGCAAGTTCGCGGTGAGGACTGCGACTCTCACGCTCGTGGGAGGATGCCCAATCGAGATGGAGGTGAAGAGGTATGAGCGATGAACTCATGTCGGCCATGCGCCGATACGGCGCCGCGATGGCCGATGCAACCGCCAACGACCCTCCCGGCCAGCAGGCGTGCTACGGAACGGTGAAGTCCGTGTCCGGAGCCACCATGGACGTATCGGTGAAGGGGGCATCCCTGAAGCTCCCTTACACCACCTCATGCTCGGGAGCCAAGGCAGGCGACCGATGCATCATCCAGGCAATCGGCCCGCACGCCATCGTGATCGGCGTGCTAGCTAAGTAAAGGAGGTGCGATGGCAGATACCAACAAAGGCGCGGCGCTGCTGCTCAACGATGCGGGCAACATCGACCGCGCCAGAACCACCGACGGCTCGATCTTCCGCATCGAGTCGACGCTATCGATGGAGGCCGCCGAAGAGGCCAAGACGGCAGCGGCGAACTGCAACACCGCGACCGAAAGCGCCGAAGCGGCCGAGAAGACGCGCGTGTCCAACGAGAACGCTCGGAAAACGGCTGAGACCGAGCGCGGCAACAACGAGACAATCCGCAAGAACAACGAGACGTCGCGCAAGAACGCCGAGGCAACACGTCAAGACAACGAAACTGCGCGAAAGAATGCCGAAACCACGCGCCAGAACAACGAGACGAGCCGATCGAACGCCGAGATCGAACGCAAAAAGGCCGAAAGCCAGCGCCATGACGAGCATATCGCCGACCAACAGGCATCGAGCAACGCGACCTCGGCGGCGAACGGCGCGGCATCGCGTGCTGACGCAGCGGCGAACCAGGCGTTGCAGATCGCCAACTCCGTGGCGCAAGGCAGCGCAGGAAGCTCGGACGTCGCGGAGCTGCGTGCCCAGAACGCGAAGCTCGCAACGCTTTTGGCGAACTCGACAGGTCAGTTCATATACATGGGCGGAACAGTCTACTGCCCGGCTTCAAAGGCATCGGCGAGCGGGGTGACCGTAACGTTCGGCTCAACATGCTCCGCAAGCGGCAACACCATCACATTGATTTAAGAAGGAAACGAAATGGCTCAAGCTAAGATCCTCACAGTGGGCGGCACCAACTACGAGATGATAGACGACACCGCCCGCACCAACGCCACCACGGCGCTCAACAACGCCGAGTACAACCGACAGAGCCTGATCGGCAAGTACCCTGGACAGTCGCTCGCAACGCTTCTCGCGGGCGATGTCTCAGGCTCCACCACCATCTACGACGCGCTGCACAAGCGCGTGCAGGCCGCGAACTTCAGCGGCATGCGTGTGGGCGACTACATCGACGTGCCGCTCGTGAGCGCATCGGCCATCACGGGCCAGCAGTCCGTGCGCTTCCTGCTTGCGCACTTCGACCCGTACTACCAGTGCGGCGACAGCGCCAAGGGCCACCACATCGCGTTCATCGCGTCCGCGCCCGTCGCCGTGGCCAAGACCGTCACCGGCGTGGCCAACGACAGCTACCTGATGTGGAACACCGCGAACACCAACCAGGGCACCGCAGACGTGAAGAACCCGTACCTGAACAGCAACCTCAAGGCGTGGGAGACCGCCTTCGAGGCGTGCCTGCCCGAGGGGCTGACCAAGTACCTGCTCACCCAGCGCGTCCTGCTTGAGGAGCGTTACAGCGCGAGCGGCGCGCTCAGCGACTCCAACAGCTGGAGCTGGCAGGACATCGGCAAGGTGTGGTCGCCCTCCGAGATGGAGGTGTACGGCTGCCCAGTGTGGGGCACCAAGGGCTACAGCGTGGGCTTCGACTGCCAGTTCGACCTGTTCCGCGATACCGCGCACCGCTTGAACGGAACTCGGTGCACTTGGTGGCTGCGTTCCGTCATGGGTGGCTCCTCGTCCTACGTGTGCTACGTCAACTACTACGGCCATGCCACCTGCACTTCGGCGACGAGCACCTGGGTTCGCCCCCGCCCCGGCTTCCTCGTCGGCTAGCCAGCCGAGTGCTCTATACTTCTCTTTCGATGCGACCGCCTTGCGCGGTCGCATCCCTGCCCGCGCAGCGGGCCGTTTTTTTCGCCACTATTTCCGGGAGGTGCCATGAGCGGCGTCTACCAGCGAAACCGCGAGGTGTCCGAGTACAAGTTCTTCACGCAGGCCATCGCCATCCGCGTGGAGGTCAACAAGCTCATGGCCTCCTCGTCGGTCGTGCCGAAAGCCTACAGGCTGCTGAACGCAGTCCCCACGGTGGAGACCGCGCGCAGCATCGTATACAACGTCAACCGCGCCGACTGCTTCTACCCCAACAGTTCGTTCAACGCACTTGAGCGCAAGCGTTACCTGACGCTGGCGATAGCCGACTGCGAGCAGCTGATGCTCGACATGCAGTGCCTCATGGACATCGGCCTGCCCGTGAACGCCAACCGCTTCGAGGCGCTGGCGGGCATGGTCGAGGAGGAGATCAAACTGCTCAAGGGCGCGCGCAAGAACGTACGCGTCACCGGCAAGAAGACGACCGACGAGCGCATAGCCGAGGCCGAGGCCGAGCTAGAGCGCCTGCGTTCGTTATAATGGGCGGCGGCCCCGCCTTGTATATCGGTACAATTGGTGGCTGCGTTCCGTCATGGGTGGCTCCTCGTCCAACGTGTGCTACGTCAACAACAACGGCAATGCCAACTACAATTCGGCGACGAACACCTGGGTTCGCCCCCGCCCCGGATTCCCTTACTGCCAGACCGAGTAGGCCAGCGGGCCGAAAGCAGAGCGCGGAGAGGAAGGAGGGCGCGACCATCGGGCGCGAGCCCGTAAATACGCACCCCGCGAGGGTGGCCGGACGCTGCTTGCATGGCGCGGCGCTCCGTGGCTTCGCCGCGTTTCATGGCCATACCTCAAGCGGCTGTCAGAGCCACATTGCAAGCCGTGCGGGGTGCCTTCTATGAACTCGGAGCAAAGGCGGGCCGCACGCCGGAAGCGTCGCGAGGAGAAGCGCGCCAGGGCCAAGGCCGAGCGCGTCAAGGCGTGCACCCTTGAGACGGTGGCCGACCTCAACAGCCTGTGCAAGGCTTCCAAGCAGGCCGCGCGTGGCGTCATGTGGAAGGCCTCGACGCAGCGGTACATGAAGGACTACCTGCGAAACGCCGTGAAATCGCGCCAAGACCTTTTGGAGGGCCGCGACATATGCCGGGGTTTCATCCGCTTCGACCTGTGGGAGCGCGGCAAGCTGCGCCACATCAGTGCAGTGCACTTCCCCGAGCGCGTGGTGCAGAAGTCGCTGTCCCAGAACGCCCTCGTGCCCGCGATAGTCCCCACGCTCGTATCCGCGAACTCCGCCAACATCAAGGGGCGCGGCACCGACTACGCCCTTAAGCTGCTCAAGCGCCACCTGGCCGACCACTGGCGGCGGCATGGGCGCGAGGGCTACATACTGCTGGGCGACTTCTCCGACTACTTCGCGCGCATTGCCCACGAGCCGGTCAAGCGGCAGGTGGCCGACGCGCTGCTCGACCCGCGCGTGGTCGCCCTCGAGCACCGCCTGATAGACGCGCAGGGCGAGGTCGGCCTGGGCCTGGGCAGCGAGCCAAACCAGATATGCGCGGTGGCGCACCCCAACCGCATCGACCACTACGTGGCCGAGATGCTGCGCCCCGAGGCCTACGGACGCTACATGGACGACTTCTACCTGATCCACGAGTCCAAGGAGTACCTGCAAGTGTGCCTTCTGCTGATAGAGCACGAGTGCGCGAAGCTCGGCATCGCGCTGAACCCGCGCAAGACCCGCGTGGTGAAGCTGACGCGCGGCTTCACGTGGCTGAAGAAGCGCATCTTCTACACCGAAACGGGCCGCATCGTCATGAAGCCGTGCCGCGACTCCATCACGCGCGAGCGACGCAAGCTGAAGAAGATGGCCCGCATGGTGGCCGAGGGGGTCATGACGCCCGAGCAGGTGCAGCAGAGCTACCAGAGCTGGCGCGGCGGCATGGCTCACTTGGACGCGCACCGCAGCGTGCTGGCCATGGACGCGCTGTACCGCAGCCTGTTCGAAAATCTCGCGGGGGGGGTTGCTCAATGCAACCAAGCCCGAGAGACGATTCGGGCGGAACGCCCTCGCCATAGCGGAAGGGCGGCAACTCAAAACGGCGGCCTAGACGGGTCGAAAACGAAATAACCAAGACAGCGAAGGCGTGCTGCGGCGCGCCTTCTTTCTTCGCGCCCGCCCAAACGGCCAGGCAATCTCACGGCGCTAATACGATGGCGGCACATCCCCCGATAAGGAAGGAGTCCGCATGGACACTGAGGAAGACATGCCGCGCCCCGACGAGCTTCGAGACGGCACCCTGGCCGAGGTCAACGCCCTGCGCGACCTGCTGTCGCAGATCGGCGACCCCGACGCGGCGCACGACGCGGGCGTTATCGACGATGACGAGTACGTGGAGCGAAAGGCGCGAAAGCTCGCCTACACCTCCGCGCTCGCCGCCTACGCCAACGGCGAGGTGCCCGACCTCCCGGCGCTGCTCGAACAGATGCGCGAGCAGGCGTCCCAGCCGACGCAGACCGAGACCAACACGGCGAACATCGACTACCTGCTCATGACCGTGGGAGGTGACCAGTAATGGCTACGAAGAAAACCGTTGAGCATTCCAAGCACTTCGCGAAGGTCAAGAAGTACTACGACAAAGACCTTTGGAGCAAGGCGCGCGTCTACAAGGCTGTCGAGTGCAAATGGATCACCGCCGACGAGTACAAGGAAATCACCGGCGAGGAGTACACGGCCGAATAGGCGGAAGGAGGGCGCCCAGGATGGAAGTGCTCAAGCTTTTTGCACCTTACGGACCGGCTTGGCTTGGCGGCGTGCTCCTGACGCTCGTTGCGTTCTACTTCGGGAGACAATTTCTTGAGGAGTACAAACGCCAAAACCAGCGGAAGGGCGAGCTCGACCTGAAGCGCGAGGAGCGCAAGCAGGCCGAAGTCGACGAGAGGGCGCAGCGCGACCGCGAGCGGTCCCAAATGGAGGGGCGCATCGCCGCCCAGATGGAGCGCAGCAACACCCTGATTGAAGGAATGAAAACGCTCATGGAGTCGGTTGTCGCGTCAAATGACGTCCTCCACGCGGACTTGGTCCACAGCCAGGCGCGTAGCCAGGGCATGGCCGAGAAGGTCGACCATATCTACGACCGAGTCGACCTCATGTACAACAAGGAGACAGGGAGATAAAGATGACTGATATACAGGCAGGACTCACGGTGCTGACCGTCCTCGTGGTGCCCTATATCGTGCAGGCTATCAAGACGAAGGCGATGACCGGCAATGTCGCCCGCTGGACGGCCATCGCAGTATCGGCGCTGTGCGGCGCATTGACGGCCATGGCCGGGGGTATGCCGACTGACCCCACGGCGTGGGTTACGTCCATCTTCGCCGCGGTAGGCGGCGTGCAGGTGGCATATGCAGCCTTCAAGGCGGTCGGCGTGACAGACAAGTGGCTCGACGCGCTGCTTGCCATGGGCACTCCGAAGAAGGACGACTAGGAATGGGCGGCAAGCGCCTCGTGCGCATCGCCGCCGCCATCTCGCTGCTTGCTTTGCTCGCCGCCTTCGCCGACGTGGCGCTTATAGCCTCTAACGTGCCGAAGGTGCCGAAGGAAGAGCCTTTGCCCGTCATCTACGACAAGCCGCTCGACAAGCCCGCCGAGGTGCCCGTCTACCTCCAAGCAGACGAGCGCTGGGGCGGGCTTTCGTATGCGGGCGAAGACCTGGCTGCTGCCGGCTGCGGCCTCACGTGCGCGGCCATGGCGTGGGAATGGCTCTACGGACAGGCATGTACGCCGGCGCAGATGCTGGGCTTCGTTGGCGAATCGTGCCTCACGGACGGCATGAACGACATGGAGAAGTTCTGCCGTTGGATGAACGCGAACGACCAGGCTTTGGGCTACACGCCTATCCACGACAACGCCGATGACGCCTTGGACGAGGCGGCTGGCGGCTGGATGGTGTTTTGCAGCCTAACTGGCCAGCTCCGCGAAGGCGGCAAGAACTACGGCGGGCACATCGTCCTGCTTTGCGGATGGGACGGCGAGGCGGCGACCTTCCACGACCCCTACGAGGGCGTGGTGCGGCTGAGCCGCGAGCAGTACGAACAAGTTGATTGGGCTTATTTCATAGCGATAGGGAGCGCTGAATAGAATGAACGGAATCGACATCAGCAATTGGCAGAACGGCATCAACCTCGCGGCTGTCCCGTTCGACTTCGTTATCTGCAAGGCTACCGAGGGCACGCGCTACGTGTCGCCCGACTGCGACCGCCAAATCCAGCAGGCGATCGGTCTTGGCAAGCTCGTCGGCGTGTACCACTACGTCAACGGAGGTGATGCCGAGGCGGAGGCCGAGTACTTCTATGAGCGCTGCAAGGGCTACGTCGGCAAGGCCGCGTTCTTCATCGACTGGGAGGAGCGGGGCAACAAGGCATGGGGCGACACGTCCTACCTCAAGGCCATGGCAGAGCGTTTGGCCGAGCTTCTTGGCGTGAGCGTGGATCGCATCGGTATCTACGCATCCAAGAGCGTGTTCCCGTGGGGCCTCACCGATGCTAAGACGTGGGTGGCGCAGTACGCCGACATGAACGCCACGGGCTACCAGGACGCACCTTGGAACGAGGGCGCATACGACTGCGCCATCCGCCAGTACTCCTCATGCGGGCGCTTGGACGGCTGGGCGGGCAACCTCGACATCAACAAGTGCTATATCTCCCGCGCGGAGTGGGAGGCCATGGTGGGCGGCTCCAACGGCGATCCCGACTCGCTTATCCACGGCATCGACGAGACGCCTGCAGCAGACCTCGCGGCGAAGGTGCTCGCTGGCGAGCTCGGAGACGGCGACGACCGCAAGTTCGCGCTGGGCGACCGCTACCAGGAGGTGCAGTCGCTCGTGAACCACATTCTCACGGCATCCGCCGAGGATCTGGCCGCTGAGACCTGGGCGGGCGATTACGGCAACGGCAGCCGCCGCAAGGCTGTTTTGGGGCCGCGCTACGACGAGGTTATGGCGGTCATCAACGGGCAGGCCGAAACCGAGCAGGTGTACGTGGTGCAGAGCGGTGACACGCTTTCAGCTATCGCCGCCAAGTACGGCACGACCTATCAGGATCTCGCCGCCAAGAACGGCATCTCAAACCCGAACCTGATCTATCCCGGCATGCGCCTGGTTGTTTCCTAGGCCGCTCGTGGTATCCTAACGAAGATAATCGTGCCGATTGCGCACACCTCGGTTCGAGGAGATGCGCAAACGGTGCACCATTTCAATTAAGAAGCCCGTTACCCCCCGCGGTAACGGGCTTTTTGCTACCCATGCGCCGGGATTCGAACCCGGCAGGGTGCGGATCCCGGCATCATCGCAAGGCCTGTGGTCAAAAAATGGCAAATATGAGTACTGTTACCATTTTAGTTACAGCGATTTCATGCCATCAGAAGGCGATTTAGACGCCAGGGGTCCTACGGCGAAAGAATTGCAGGCGTTTATCAGCTGAGTACTTGGACATATGTTGCGTAATACTGCATATTTTGCAAAAAGATAATGCTACAGGACTTGTGACAGTACTCATATTTGCCGTTTTTTGCCCACGGCCCCTTATTACGTGGGCGAATCAGTTGCAAAACGGGCTTCAAAGCGGCCTTCGCAAACAAAAGCCGGGGCCCGCGTAATGCGAGCCCCGGCTTTCAACAGTGACGGTATGTTGTCCCAGTCCTACACGTAGAACAGGATGTCGTCGTAGGTCGGGACCGGCCAGTAGTCGGCTGCCACGATCTCCTCCATGGCGTCCACGGCGGCACGCAGCGCATC